TAACAAAGTGCAGGCTGATTTATCCCGCGTAGGCATCTCTAAAGCCCGTACCAATAGCCAAGGCGCAGGCTACAAATTTAGGGGCATTGACGATGTGTTTAACGCCCTTTCACCGCTATTGGCCACGCATGGGCTTTGTATTCTTCCACGAATGTTGGTTAGGAACTGCGAAGAAAGAATGTCCAAGTCTGGTGGCAACCTTTTCTATGTGACTGTTGAGGCAGAGTTTGACCTGGTGGCCGCAGAAGATGGCTCTAAGCACACTATCCGCACATTTGGCGAAGCAATGGATTCTGGCGATAAAGCCACCAACAAGGCTATGTCAGCCGCTTACAAATACGCGGCCATGCAAGCCTTCTCTATCCCCACAGAAGGCGATAACGACACAGAGAACCACACGCATGAAGTGATGCCTAAATCAAAGGTCAATCACAACGCCATGCACGACCACATCACCGCTATTAGCGAGTCCGCTAATGTTGAAGAACTTCAAGCCCGTTTTAAAGAAGCGTACAAAGCCGCAGGCACAGACAAAGAATGGCTTGAGGCGATTACTGGTGCTAAAGATTTAATGAAAAGGAAACTGAAATGACAGAACAAATAATCCAAGGTTCGGATGCTTGGTTTGCCGCTAGGCTTGGCAAAGTCACCGCTAGTCGGGTGGCAGATGTAATTGCCAAGACCAAGACGGGTTACTCCGCTAGTCGTGATAACTACATGGCGCAGTTAATATGTGAGCGCCTTACTGGGCAACAAGGGGAATCGTTTACCAATACTGCCATGCAATGGGGTACGGATACAGAGCCACTTGCTAGAAGCGCCTATGAAGCCCATGCCGATGTAATGGTGGAAGAAGTCGGGTTTGTACAGCACCCCAAGATTGAAATGGCTGGCGCTAGTCCTGATGGTTTGGTTGGGTTGTTTGGGATGCTTGAAATTAAATGTCCTAACACCGCCACCCACATTGACACGCTGTTGAGCCAGACTGTGCCTACTAAGTACATAACCCAAATGCAATGGCAGATGGCTTGTTGTCAACGCCAATGGTGCGACTTTGTGTCCTTTGACCCGCGCCTGCCCCAAGACCTTCAGTTGTTCGTTAAACGGGTTGAATTTGACCCAGAATATGTAGCAATGTTGGAGAAAGAAGTTACCCAGTTCTTAGCGGAGTTGGATACAAAAGTAAGTAAGTTAAACAATTTGAAAGTAAAAAATGTCTAAAACACAATACGAAGTCTCTGTCATCACAGGAAAATACACCAACAAAGACGGAGAAGAAAAGAACCGCTATCAGCGCATTGGCTCGATTATTGAGACTAAAAATGGCCCTATGCTCAAAATTGACTGTATGCCTATCGTTGAAGGTGGCTGGTCTGGCTGGTGCTATTTAAATAAACCACGCGACCAAGCACCCAAAGATGACGATATAGACTTCTGATGACACACATTACAGATTTTGCTATTCTGCTGGCGCAAATTGCGTTGGCAGTTTTTATCTACTATTTCTGGAGACACTATGCGTGAACCAATCGGCATATCCGTTCCCATGCGGATAACTATGGAAGAAGAAGAAGCCTTCAACGAAATAGAGCGTAGGTCTAAAGTCAAACAAGAATTGCTTAAAACGCCTTCTAAGGAGGCTAAATTGCAAGCCGAGGTGTTGGCATTAACCATTGCAATTAAGGCGCTTACAAAGCGCGTAGAAAGGCTAGAAAAGTGAGCATAGAAGCAATGAAACAGGCGCTTGAGGCGTTGGAAGACGCAACCAAACACATTTTTCTTGGCGACAAGAACGGTGTTGAGGCGAACATCCGAGCGCACAAGCAATGCGAATCCCTACGCCAAGCCATCGCAGAAGCAGAGAAGCAAGAGCCTGTGGCGTGGATGTATGACTGGACTTCGGATGAAGGTGAGTTCATTCAAGACTGGACAACCAGCATGGCTGAAACATTGCGTGATACAGGAAAAACAGTTATCACAAATGTTCGACCTTTGTATTCAGCACCTCAAGTCATCCATAAACCTTTGCAACATTTTGGTGAAATTCCTATGGCTTGGTGTCGTTGGTCTGAGCATTTGGGCAAATGGATGTACACACATCGACAGCCAACAGAAGAATTGGCGTGGATTCCTCTTTACGACCACCCACCACAACAACGCAAGCCGCTGACGGATGAGGAGATACGCAAAGCAAAACACCACATGGTTGATGGCGCGTATCAGTATTCATTCATGCAAGGTGTTCGATACGCAGAAGCCGCCCACGGCATTAAGGAGAACACATGAAACAATGTACTTGTTACGCATTAAGAGCCATTGACTGTACTTGCAAGCCAGCAAAATACGGCGAACTTTATACATCACCAACAGCCAAGCAAGAGCAGGGTGAGCCTGTGTGCGACAAAGACCCGCAAGGATGCTATTCAGTACGTTGCCATTTAGGTAATAAATGCAAGAACACACCACAACAACGCACATGGGTAGGGCTGACGTATGAGGACATGGTTAGCCTACAAAAAGATTTGCATGACTCAAATGGCGAGATTGTTTTGCCAACAACTTTTGCCAAAGCGGTAGAAGCCAAACTCAAGGAAAAAAATTTATGAACGCATTTCACCCACAGTTTATGGCAACCTATTACCCAAAGTTTTGGGATTTTTCCAAGAGCCAACAAGCACTAACAGCAGAGCGCGAAATGGCTAAACGAAGTGTCAAGCCTAAACGCTTTTATGTTTATGCTTTGGCTGACAGAATCAAACCACCTAAACGGAGGTATGTAAACCTATGATTGAAAGCATATTAACTTTATTTGCCTTGCTCATGCTTGGCGTTTGCATCGGAGTGGGCGTGATAGTCGCTGTAATCTATTGCTCTTGGGACAAAGATTAACTTAAAAACAAAGCGCGTTCATCGTTTCTTCTGGTCACTAGACCTTTTAAAACTTTACCGCCTGCTTTTGTGTATTTAAGGAATTCTTCTGCCGCGCCCTCAAAATCGCCTCGTAGCACCTTTTGACGGAGCGTAGAACGCTGGAGCGTACCCAATCCCACATTAAAAGAAAAACTAACAAGAGCATCAAATTGACCTTGAGTGAGAGCAACAGGGCAAAACTTTTGGACTCCAACGCAAAACCTATTAAGGTCATGTCTGAGAATTGCATCAACTTCCTCCATACTGAAAACTCGGTTATCTTCTGGTGTTAGTTGAACTGCCATTCTTTGTTCAACAGGCAATTTGGCTTGGGAGTCATACATTAAATGACCAACCCCCACAGTCCACAGATATACGCTATCACGATAAGGCTTTTGTCTCACGCCTTCGTGATGCTTAATACCTTCTAAACAGCGTTGGCTGATATTCATTTCTTCTCAAACGCTTGTGAGCCAAACCAAAATGCCACAATAGATGCCCAAATTAACTGAGTATCGTTATCCCATAGTTGGTCTAAACACTCTGTAAAAGGCACATTGGAGTGCCAAGCGTACAAAAAGCCTGCTATGTCAACAAACACAAGTAAGCAAAACATTCCATAAGTAAGGGCTGGTCGCACCATAGCGCGAGCATTGATAACCCATGTAGATGCACCCTTGCTAATCTCAATATCATGAGCATAAAGGGCTTTGCGTTCTTCTGACTTGGCGTTAACCATAGCCACTTGCGTTTGGGCATTAGTTACATCCGCTTGGACTTTAATTTCATCCAAGTGAATAGCCTCAATATGTTCTTGCGCTTCTAAACCAGCCTTTTTCAAAGTTAGTTCACGCTCAGTTTGCATACGGGCTAATTCAAGTTCATGCGCTTTATCTGCGCGGTCTTGAAAAAAGTCCAACAGTTTAGGTAAGCCACCCATTAAGAATGACAAAAGGGTTGATAGTAAAGTAAGCATTATTTTTCCTTCAGTTCCTGTTTTAATCTACGAAGTTCTTTTATCTCTCGTTTGAGTTGGGCTTTCATATACAACGTTTCTATGTATGCCATTGAGGTTACACCAACAATAAGACACAAAGCCACCGCAGTCAGAATCCATCCGACAAGACGCGCAGTTGCCACATTAGCCACCCAAATAGTAAAGAAATAAATACCACGGCAATTACCCCACTTGTTATCTCAATACAAAAAATTTCATACTGTTCCCTTTTCCATCTAGCCAATCTAGCCCTACGAATCATCTCAGACCTTGCCCATTCTTGTTCTTGCTCAATTTTTTTGTACATCTTTAAAAAGCGAGAATACAAGTCTTTTAATTCTGGTGGAGCGTAGACCATTGCCTCTCTGGTCTGTTCCATCATTTTCTCAAGTTGCAACTCGATTAAAGCCCGTTCTATCGCTTTTTTGCTAGTGTTTTGGTCTGGGTTGTAGTTTGTTTTTGATGTTTCCTCTAGTTCAAGATAGCCGTTTGTAATTTGTTGTTGAATGTCAAATAGCAAGCCAATGTTTGCCCCAACTTCGCTAATGAGTTTGAGTTCAAGTTCTTCATAGGACTGCTGTTTTGCTTTCGCTTTCGCTTTCGCCACAGGCTTGGTTTCGGCTGGCTTGGCAGGCTTTTTGACAAATAGCCCAAGTAACCAGTCCCACATTCCCCTAATGGCTTTGACATCAGCCATGACCCCTTCAATGGTCTTTTTAGCGCCCTCCAACTCCATGCGCCCTTCGTGCAACATTGCACAGCCTTGCTTGATAGCAGAGACTGCGCCTTGGGCAAGCATGAGTAAAGAGAAAGGGTCAATGTCACACCCCGAAGAACTTGTGGATAAAGGTAGCCGCTACATTAGGGCCTAACAGCACACAAGCCATAACCGCATACAACAAGTATTCAATCTTGGTCATGCGCTTTTCACCAGCCGCTAATGATTCCTCGATATTCTTGTATCGCTCGGCACAGATGGCTTCATGCACCGCGATGCGTGTTGCTATATCTTCAGACATATTAAGCCTTCTGGATAAACGCTAAAGCGTAGTAAGGATTAAGGATAGAGAACGATGTGCCAGAACCAGTAGTAGAGTTGGCAACAGAAATACCAGTTACAGCAGTTTGCGTTGTCACATTACTACTATTTGTGGCAAAAAATTGAGTTGCATTTCCACCACCACTCAAGATTCCATTTGTAGAACCCCAATTGTGCAAGTGGCCTGGGTCAGTCACAGTAGCCGTGTGCGTATGCGATGGCATATTGTTTGTTGTCAGCGTTACGCTAGACACACCACCAGTTCCGTTTACCGCATAGGTAGAACCAGCACCAATAATGAATCGGTCTGTCAGGTTAGGTGTGCCGTTAGAACCATCACACAAATACCAACCCGATGGGATAGAACCAATCGAACCAGACCACATAGCAATTAAGCCTGCGGGAATAGTCGCACCCGTTGCTGGTTGTGTGCCAATAATTCCATACAAATTGTCGTAAGTCTGAATCGTGGTGTCGTTAGCGTCTTTCAGAACAAACTTGTAGTTATAGCCATAGGTTAGCCATATTTCAGTTGCTGGCCTGCCATCAGTACCCAATACGATAGGATTGGCATTAGCCGTTGCACCCGTGTTATCGGTATAGGTAGCAAGAGGCGTAGACGAACCCGCTTGATAGGTGTATATCTTGCCACCAGCAAGAGGTTGTCCAAGAATGGTAAAGAACTGAAAGCCGTTACCAATGGGGGAGAGATTGACTGCCATGTTTTACTTTCCTATGTCTTTGATTTTTACGCCCGCGCCTGGGCGCAGAGATTCAGAAACAGCCTTTTTGGATGCTCTTTCCGCTAATACTTGTCCCGCTGGTTCTATTACTCTACCAACAACAGGTATTTGTGTTGCTAGTTTTTTACCATATTGAGCCGCCATAGCCAATGCTGTGTTTGGCTCATTTACATATTGACCAGTTGGCCTAGCCTCAATAAGTTGACCAGTTTTAGCAATCTTACGCAAAGTTTGTGCGTCTTCTCCAAATAACACATCTAACTTTTTGTTTACATCAAGGTTTTCTATTGCTTTGGCGAAAGCCGCTGTTTTAAAGTTGCCGCTTGCATCAGTAGCATCCCTAATAATGACATCCAAAGCACCAGCCTTTAAATGCTGTTTAGCAGTTGGGTCATCAAACAATTCCATCGTTTTAGCAAAGTCTTTGTTTTTAGACCTCAGTACCGCGCTTTGGATAAAATCTTTGGTGTCTGTCTTGCCGTTAACCAAGTCCGCATAGACTTTGTTGTAGTTTGGACTATCACGATTAAGAAGGTCAAACTCTGCTTTAGCGGTTGCTCTAGCCTTGTCAGCCAAAGCCTTTGCTTCTACTGTCTCACCAATTAAAGGTAATTTCTCTAGTTCACCACGAACCAAAGTCAACGCATGGACAGCATTACCATCGTCTGCCTTCTGCGCCTTGCGAGTTTCTCTAGCAATCTGAGTGCGAAGATTCTCGTATTGGGCAAAGTTCATTGGCTTGCCGCCAGCATAAGTATCAATCTTTGACTTAATGATAGATGGCAAAAAGTCTATATCTTCTTTTTCAGACAAGGCTTTAAGTGCATTTTGACCAAATGTTTTGCTGTCAACTTCAATCTTGCCAGCACCAAAGTCATCCAATGCCTTGTATGCCTCGCCAACAGCACTTTCGTTCTGTTTAATTTTGTTGCCAATAAATTCCATTGCGCCTTCAGCATTAGCCACATAGTCAGGGGCAAACACATCTGGTGCTGTTTTCTCTTTAACTTCAAATGCTTTTTCTTGCAAAACTTTATTTTGTTTATTTAACGCATCAATTAGCCTTGGGTCTTCTGCTCTCGTATTGCGCTCAAATGAAATCAAATTAGGGTCTTGCGTTGCTTGACCTTTAGTTAATTTAATTCCAATGCTGTCAGCATCTAAATATCTTTCCAAAATTTGTGGGTCAATCGTTGCTGGATTTTCTTTTACAAGTTGTGCTTTTAGTTCTGGACTTGCTTCTGAAATAGCCGCATCTAGCGTTGCTTTCTTTGTTGTAGCCGCCGCTCCAGCGGATTGCATACCGCCAACTGGTTCTACACGAACAGTAGGAATTTGTGTTTTGGCTTTTTCAAAAGCCTCTTGCATAGGTTTAACAGCAGTTTTTGCCGCTTCACCCAAATAACCTAATTCTTTACCAGCGGCTTGACCAACCTTGACAATGCCTTTTCCAGCGACTGGAGCAACCGCAATGCCTAAAGTAGCCATCATGTGGTTTACATCTTGTATTGGCAAACCAGTTTGCTTAGAAATCCACTCAGCACCTTTAGATGCGTTTTCGCTAACAAAACCCATCAAATTTGATAATGCTTCGCCTTTATAGCCAGCAGTTTCAGTTACACCAAAGGCTTTACCAAATGGTTGTGCAACAGCAGAAGATATGGTTTTCCCAATTTCTTCTGCTTTTTGTGGCGTTGTAAATGGTCTTGTTATGGCTTGTGCAACATAGCCAGCCATAGGCAAAACACCACCAACAGTTACATCACCTAAAGCGGCTAGTCCTTGACCAAATTGGCTAAGTTGATTTGTTGATGGTTGTTGTGGCTTTTGCGGTGCTTGTTGTTGAATCTGTGCTGGTTGTTTACCAATGTCAGAAAACAAAGCATCAAAGTCATCCTCGGCTTTTAACTGAGGATTACGATTAGCAAATGGGCTTTTTTTAGGCGCAATTAAATTGCTATCCGTAACGGGATTTTTAGTCTCTTCGCCAAATATTGCGGAAAATGCATCTGCCATTACAGACCACCAGTCTCGGACAATTTTTCAAGATTTCTTCTGTATTGTTTTACTTTTTCTATGTATTGAGGTGAAGCCCCCGCAAACAATTTGTTGATTTCTTTTTTCTTATCTTCTTCTGGCATATCGCTCTTATAGATGCTAATAGCCTCAAAAACTTTAGAGTCTTTTGCGTTATCAGTCCAATCTTTTTGGAACTTTTTAAGGTTAGCGTCACCATATTTTTGTGAAAATATCTGTGCGCCTTGGGTTTGCATCTCAATATTTTGTCTGTCTGCCCTTGTTCTTTTTGCTATCTCTTGCAACACATCTGGTGGTAAAGTTATATCGCCACTTGCCGCGGCTAACAGTTGTTTACCAGCATCAGTAGATGTGTCCGCTCCCAAAGATATTTGCAAATTAGCCAAGTCTTTACTTAGGCGTTTGTAATTTACACCTTGCTCTGTACCTAAAAATACACTTAAACCTCTACCAGCCGTTCCTAGTATGCCAGCGCCTTTGTTCCATTCGTTCTCACCAACTTTTTCTGCCGTTTTAATTACTTCATCCAAATTACGCAAAGATACGCTTAGTTTTTGCGTTGCTTTTGTTAGAGAATCTCTGTAAGTAAAACCAGCATCTTTGTCTTGTTGTTCAGCGGGTGCTAGTGGTCGGATGTCACCAGCCTTGCGAACTGGGTAAGGCAATGACATTTGTGTTGGTGTAACGCCAGTTTGTGGTTGTGCGCCACCTTGAGGTTTACCGATTTGTGGAGGCGGCGCAACCGATGGAGGCGGCGCAACGGGTGGTTGTTCTCCTTGAATTTCTAAAGGTTTAGCAACACCAGTTGCTTGCGTATAGGTAGCGGGTGCGCCAGCAAGGGTTGCAGTTTGTGGTAAGTTGGCTTGGTAACGGCTTGCCGCACCACCTAAAACATTTCTCATGTTTTCTAACGTAGCCAAATAACTTTTGAAATCTCCATTTTTTAATTGTTCTTCTGCTTGTCTTGTAGCCCCACCCTCTTTTGAAGGTATGCCACTAGCGTTCATCCATGATTCAGCCGCTTTAAGTTCTTTTAAAGCAGTAGCAGTATCACCTTTTTTAGCCAACGATTGAGCGCGTGTTTCTAAACCAGACAAAATATTGCCAGCCAAACTAAAGTGGCTTTGGTCTAATTCAAGTTGTTGTTTTTGTGTGCCAATTTGCGCTTGTTTTGCTTGTTCTGTTGCTGTTGTGATTGTTGCTGGTTGTGTTTGTTGGAGTGTGCTAAGTTCTAAAGCGGCTTTTTGTGCCGCAATAGGATTAGTCTTTTGGAGTTGTTCAATCTCCATCTGCGCTCTTTGCAACGCTAAAGGATTGGCTTGCTCGGCTTGTTGATATGCTTGTGCGCCACGCGCAAGATTAACCATGTCTGCTAAAGACATTGGTGTTGGTGGTTTTACTCCAAGTGCTACTGGTTCTGCCATGATTATTCCTTGAAATTATTCTGGTATAAATGAACCAGTTGAAGTTCCACCATAATTACCTCGACTGTAATCAATTGCTGGCCCAGTTGGTGCGCTAACCCCACCTTGAGGTACAACAGGGTTTTTGTTGCCTAATAATTGAGACAAATAATATTGGTTAGCCACATTTTGTATGCCACCAGTTAATGCATTAGCCGAACCTACTGTGCCACTTGCTTGTGCCGCACCTAAACCTTGGATTGTGTTTCCAATAGAATTTGCGGCAGTTGTACCAGTTTGTGCGCTAGTGTTGTATGCATTTTGACCTAAACCAGCAATTCCAGCCAAAGTGTTGTAAATGTTTGTGCGTTGGTTTTGATAGTTGGTAAATGCGTTTTGATAAGCATTATTAGCGTAATCTTGGGTGTATCTATTTAAGCCAGTTAAAGCGTTACCACCAATTAAACCACCGCCTACATTTGCCATGCGGTTAGTTGCTTCTTGCCCTTGCCCCAACATGAAGTCGTAATTTGGGGCTAGTCCCGCTTTTAAATCTTCGGCATTAAATTGATGGGTTAGATAATCAGAACCAGTACCCGCGCCAATAGGATTTCCTTGGGCATCGTACATTTGATAAGTACCAGAACCCAAACTACCCAAAGTGTTTAGCGCGTTATAACCAGCGGCACGACTTGGCGCACCTTGTTGCTGAATAGTGTTGAACTGTTGCTTTTGGAAATCTAACGCATTTTGGGCAGATTGTGCTTGTGTTCCAGCCGCACTCTTAGCCGCATCTGCCCCAATCAAACTACCAACAAGATTTGCACCCGCTACATAAGCCATTGACTCTATTGGCATACTATTCCCCTTTAATCAATACTTCATCCACTTTAGAAACATCAGTTTCTTCGGTGGCATGAATACAAAACCATTTGCTATCTTCCAATGCTTCTATTCTGTGGCGAGTATGTGCTTTGATTTCAATACACGCTGGCGCACTAAATTCTTGCATTGTGTTATCCGTTTCCACAATCACACGACCTTTAGCCAAAATGCTTAGATGCGAAAACACATGGGAATGTGTACACGCCTCATAACCAGCGGGCAAAGTCATTTCTTTTGCATACAGTCCGTCAGAAAAGTGATGCAAAATGTTTAAATCCACTTCAAAAATGCCTTTTCTTTCGGCAAATCTTTGTTCTATTGACATATCAGACATTGTAATATGGCACTTTGTATGGCACACCATTTATGGTGATGTTTATAAAGCCCACGGGGTTTGCAGGCAAAGTAGCCGAACCAGCCGTAGCCGTAGTTGCAGAACTGTAATTGAGAAGATTTAAAAAGAACTGTTGCCAAGCCCTTGTCGGTCTTTTGGTGCTTGCATCCAAAAACTCAGTCTGTGGGTATGGGTTTAACTGCGAGGTATTGGAAATGCCGTATGCCATTAGTTTTCCCCTGCCGTTGCTTTTAGGTTAGCCGAGACAATTACAGCGTTGATTGGGTCGCTTACAACCACCTCAAACACCCTATCTCTAGCCATTCCTAATCTGCGCCAAATGGCACGATTCTTGTACTTCCCGATTTTGCCGATAGAAGTCCAATATTCTTTTGACCAAGTAGAACCGCCATCGTTTGACCATCTCAGCATCGCTTGTGGGTCAGCGCCCACCACTTCATTATTTAGCGGTGTGGTTATGCCTGTCAGACCAACGCCAGGCTGAAACTGAATTTGCAGTTCATCAAAGTATTGTCTTTGGAAGTCAGACACCAAATGTGGCGCTCTGCGAAGCCTACGGATGTACTGTCCGTTGTCGGTGTAGTTGTTCTTGTCCAACTCGTAAATTGAGCCGTCTTGGTAGTCACCTACCAAAACCATGCCTTGAAACACCGCACAGCAATTACCTCTGTGACGCGTGTAAGTGCCGTCATTGTTTGTGTACAACCACTTGTGCCACATTCCAGAGGCTAGGTCGTATGCCCAAGTTAACTCTAGAGTCGGGAAAGACACGACATAAACTTCGTGACCTTCTAACTGATAAGTCCAAGCAATAGCATCATCTACATATTGATTGGTAATGGAATTCTCAACCGCGTGGTTAGATATGCGAGTAGGCACATAGCCCTTCATTTGCATAATCTGCGCTTGACCTCGATTGTTACGGGAAACATAACAGAATGAATCACCAAAACGGGAAACGGAGAACTTAGCCGCAATTCCGTGTTGGGTGTTAGTGCCAGGAATCCGTTGAAACGGGAAAGGGTTTCCACCCACATCTGTCCACACCTCCGAAGAAGCCTCACCCATAAGGTAGACCTCTCGGTGGTCAACAATGAGAGCCACTAAGTTATCTGGCGAGCCATCTTTGCTAGAAAATGAAGTATTGCCAGAAATAGGGGATAAAACCCCCGATGCACCCCATTGCTGAGATGCAGGGCGGTTATATACGAAGTAATTGTCAACAATGTCACAAGTCTCGCCCCCTGAGAACGCGCCATCGCTTGACGGCAATACAGTCCAATTAAGGGCGTACATCGTGATAGATGCGATTGTCTGTAAGTTATTTACTGTGTAAGTCCCTGCACCACCAGTACCTGTTCCCAACGCGGTAATGATGGTCTGTGCGGTGATGCCAGTACCTTGGATGGTTTGACCAACATACAAAGTACCGCTAGTAACTGAAGCAACAGTTAGCGTTGTGCCAGTTATGGCGGCAGTCACCACCGCGCCTGGGCTAGAGGTGTACATCTGGCTAGAAGCGATGGTTTGTGAACGACCAATGGTGTATGTACCTGTTCCACCAGTTCCTGTTCCCAAAGCAGTTATGACTGTTTCTTGGAGTGCGCCAACAGCAAATAGGTTTTGACCAACAGCGATAGTGCCAGATTTAACCGAAGTAACAGTCAAAGTCGTGCCAGAGGTAGAACCCGTAAACACAGCAGATGTAACAGTTCCAATGCGCCATGTGTAGCGATAAGTTCCGTCTACGATATAAGCGTTAATTCCGTTGTCAGAAATAGTAACGCGACCAGTTGTGCTATTTAACTGACCAATCATGGTAGGGTTTAAAGTGCTATTAAACACATAAACATACGCGCCACAAACGGCAAGCATTTGTGTGCCACCAGATAGCGTTCTTAGGCCACGAACCTCTTGTTGGTTGGGCAAAATGGCTTTAATCGTCAGACCAGGCGTTGGATATAGCGCCACTACCCCTCGGTCGCCAGGCTGTTTGAGTGGGTCAACTTCTGGAAGGAAGTTAATACATTCGTTGCTGTCGACATATACAGATGCCGCAGGATAGGAAGGGCCAACAAAGCCAAAGTCTGCCATTTAGACAAACCCCCCGGTGAGTATCCAGCCCGCGTCCTTCGCTTTAGAGTTCATCAAAGCGTCTGGGTATCTTGCCACTTGTAGTGGAGTCATGTTGTTTCGCTTGATAGTCGCTTTGGCTTGTGCCGCATAAGCGTTAATCATCTGAATTTGAACTGCTGAGGCTTTGCCATACATAGGCATCAAACGCTCGGCTAGACACCATCTAAGAGCCATTGAGTAGCCTTGTGGCAACACAATCGAGTCGTACAAAGTGTTGTAACGGCTGAAAATGGTGTTAGCAAACAAGTGCATCTCGCCCTGAGAAGGGTTTGGCCACACAAACAAGTTACCCGTATCAGCGCCAGGATTGAAGTAAATCGCCTTTGGCCACGGGCCGTTCAGCGTCTTTAAACCAATCATCTCGTAGTCTTGCAAAGCCAACACCGCTACTGGATAGTCCAAGCCCCCATTAAGGATAGGCTGACCATTAGAGGTAGTGTTTACCCTAACGAAAGCAGAGTTAATCTGCAAAGGCTTTTCGTAGTAAGCCGTAATCGTTGTGGAGGCTACTGTCTGGCTGATGTTGAGTTTGTATGTTCCAACTTCGTTGACATTACCGCCAGCGCCCGTTAGGAAGTCAACAATCTTCGTTCCAGAAGTAATGCCAGTACCACTTAGGGTTTGCCCTTGTGCCACAGCGCCAGAGCCAATAGCGGTAACAGTAAGAATGTCACCAGTAATTGAGCCTGTGAAAGACGCACCAATAAAGTTGGCGGTGGAAGCGACTGGGCCAATCGTGTACTGAGTTTGACCCGCTATAACGGGAAAGATAATCTCAGTCACATTAAAAACCATCATGTCCTCGTTAGACCATTGGTCTATAAGGTCATTTAGCATATCAAAAGCGTCTGTGGCGGCATCCGAAGTGGGTGTTTCGCCCGCCTCTAGTGCGCCTATGTCCTTTAACGCTCTACTGATAATGTCGTATGGAACTGTCATGGTTACCCCAAATTAGGCGTAAAAACTTGTTTTGCCCAAGGAAAGTCTGTGTTTACCTCGTTTTTTAGGTAATTTAACTGTTCTTCTAGGCGTGATTTTAATGACTTTGGGTCATCTTGCATATACATTTCTTTTAAGCAATTGATGATGTCCAACTCTTTGATTTGCTCAAAAGGAATGGCTATCTTGCCATCCACATCTGCATGACCTTCGCTCTCAACAACTTTATCTTCGTCTGTGGCGGTTACTGAGTAATAGACGCTTTTTAGGCTATCACCCACAGAAGTAGTCTGAAGAACTTTCCATTTAAATTCTGTCATTGGTAGGCCAATTCTGTGTAGTTACAACAGTAATCAAGGCTAGCACATCACTAGCACTAGCGATAGCGTCAACCAAGCGCGTACATTCTGTAATCACAGACGCACGATAAGTAGCCGTAGCGTCAGGAATAGCCACATCACGCTCTGCTTTACGGATAACCATCCAGTCAGTCTGAGAAAGTAGTTTGTTAGCCGTGTCCTTGACTTGAGCAGTCCAGTTATTCTTTAGGTCTGTCAGGTCTTTTGGATTGTCTACACCCCAGTAGAAGCGTGAGTCATATTCAATAACTTCGTCTGGCACTTCTTCAATACCGACTGCTTGCTTTTCCTCTAGTGAGGTTAGGCGTAGCCAGTTGGCAGGGTATGAAGTACCATCAATTTCAAATGGAGTATCAAGTGGGATAATTTGATTGTTATTGAGTAAAAACATGGTTATCCTCATTTTTCATTAAATAATTGTATGCAGACAAAATAACATCTTTGTTATCTTTTAACATTCCTAATGCCCTATTGCAATTACTACACAACAAACCTCTTACTTTGTTTGTTTGATGGCAATGGTCTATTGAAAGCCTGTATTCTCCATGCTCCAAAGGGTCTTTGTTACATATAGCGCATTTACCATTTTGTTCTTTATACATAACATCGTATTCATCTATAGTTATGCCATAGCGTTTTTTAACTCTATATTTATATGAATACTCGTTTGTTTTAGTAAGTCCATGAATAAAGTTTGGATTGTCTGCACCCCTGCGAAATTTGGAACATCCACAAGTTTTTGCTCTACCAGCATTCCAGTCGCCCGTATAAACTTTAGTTGTTTTTCCACACTTGCAAAGACAATTCCACACACGCCTTTTTAATACATTATCTTTTTCTGCTTCACTTATAACAGTCAAAGAATGTTTTTGTTGTCCCACTAAACTCATGCTTTTTGTAAAATATGTTGTGTCGTTGTGTTTAAACATATGTTTCCTTTATCAACGGGCAAGAGCCGATTTGAACGGCACTTCGGCAAAACAAGCGTAGATGTATGTTGTGCCAGAGCCGTTAATGTCTGTTGTTGTAGTTCTTAATTTAAATCCATTAGATAAGAAATCAACAGAAGTAATTGATACTTCAGCCGCATTTGTATTTGGAACAAGTACGGCATCTTCTACGTTGTAGGTATTTCTAGATGAGTCCAAACAATACCAAGAAGCAACGCCACCTGTGTTTTTCAGTAACAGCCAACGCGGTCTAAACCCCGTGTACACAAAAGGCCCATCACTAGACCCGTTACCCGTGTACGAACCAAAGGCACTAAATCCTTTTACTGCGGCAAAGCAGTAGGCTACATAGTTTTTAACAACAGACCATGCTGAACCCAAAGAAAATACAGTAGATGTTGGAGATGTGTTATTCCACCATGTAGATGCCGTGGTCGCAGATGCATTTCCATCCAATATTAAATACTTTGTGTTTCCAAGCGCAGAATGGTAAACATACCAATCATCAGCCGCTCCAGTCCTATTTTTTAAAATTATCATATCTGGAGCAACACCCAAACCATGACCAACAGTTCCCGCAGAGCCTGTGGTTGTATAAGTCACCACGCTAAAGCCTTGCGTAGCACCCACACTTACAGTTGATGTGATAGAGCCGTTAGTGTTGGATGAGGATGTTGTTCCTGCTTTCCATTGCCATGCAACATATGTATATCCATTTGTGTGAATATCAGTTGTTGATGTAAATCCATCAGAGTTAAACGTAGGAGGATTTGTTAAGGTGGATTCTGCATTTGTTAGGTTGGTTTGAAGCAATTTATTTGCACCACGCACAGAGTCAATATTGCTATGCCCTTGCGCATTGCTTCTTGCTTTCACCCAAATAAAATCTGGTTGAAATCCGATTCCATTAACTGTATCAACTACTGATACATTTCCACTTGTACCCGTATACAGCGTAGCCGCCATATAAGCCGCACCATTAGTTATCGTGCTAGTGGGTAGGTTATATGTGTTAAGTGCTACAAAGCCAGTTGGGGGTGTGTAGGAGAATGGGCGTTGGCCGAAGTTTCCAGCCCAAGCATTGCCAGCACATTCAACAAAGAAGAACATTGGGTTGGTAGATGGAATGCTAGAGAACATTGCATTAGCACCCGTTGAAGGATTGCCAGTTGAGCCACCCGATGAATCGTACCAAGTGTTGTTAATACCAATCCAAGCCTTGCCGTTATCCATGTCCAATGCAACTTGCCAGACTTGATTGAGAGCAATTTTGCTTCCAATACTAAATAATGTTGTGGTTTGACTGAAGCCATTAAAACTTCCTGTGTTGTCATATACCCACCACAAGTTAGCCACCGAACTTGGGTATCCGCTATATGGCGCAGTTAAAGTTGTAAAACCAAGACCGCCAGGATTAGAAGTTGTTACTGTGCATTCAAAATAGTATTTACCAGATGTTACGCCCATTGTGCTTGTAATAGAAGCATGAGCAGAACTATTTGCAAAAGACAAGTTGCCGTTATTGACAACCGAAGTACCAGTCGAACCAACCGCTAGCGGATTCAACACCGCATAGTTAGCCGCAGTCGCACTTGTCAGCGTAGGCACATCGGTCATGCTGTCGTATGTAGTGCCAGCAGTCACGCTAATATTGTTTACTGTCCATGTATTACTGTTACCAGAAAAATCAGTACCCAATGCGGCGGCTGTGCCGTTGCTACTGAAGTTTAGATAGAAGCCGTTATTGCCATAAGTACCCGTGTATTTGGCTGGTTGCCATACGCCTGTTATTGCGTTGGTTGAACCAAATGAAGATGGGGTTAGGGCTTGCCCGTCAATGAAATTGATTTCTGTTAGGTAGCCATCATAAAAATCACCAGCACCCATGTATGCGTCAGTTGCTATTCTATGAACTGTTCCGCTTTTATTTACATTGGAACTTGATGATGTAAGCGTAGAACGAAGGTCAGTTGCCCATGCCGTTATTTCAACGCCATTTAAATATACGCGTAATCTATTTGAAGCAGTTGCATTGCCGCCATCAAATACAAATATCATGTTGTACCAAGCGGATGTGTCTCGAAATACTTGGGTAGAAGCCAAAATCGTAACTGAATTACAGACAACCCATAAGGCTTCAGTTCCAGCACGAAAATATCCAAAATCTTCTGCCGCAACAATTCCAGCAGAATAAAGAATTGGATAATCAGAACCCGCCAATTTACCTCGTTTAAGCCAAAAACTCCAAGTCCATTTAGCGGAATTGGTTGGAGTCCCCATTGTTCTATTTAGATACGCACTAGCACTTGCCCGTGTTCGCACACTTTTACCAATGGTGTACGAACCGCTAGGTCGGGTAAATAGTTCGTCTTTTGCGGCAAGCATTATGCAAACGCCTGTGCGTAAGTGCCATACCAATTAGTGCCATCAGCAACAAAGGTCAATATGTCTCTTCCTGTGCTTGCGGTAGTTGTTAGGGTTGGGGCTGTGCCGTTAGGCCATTTAACCGATGTGAACACCGCAGTCCTTGAACCCGTTGCATCTTGCGTTGCTATCAAAATAAATGATTTGCCAGCCGTATTGGTCGGCATGGTGAAGGTGCAGTTACCCGTCATCGTGACTGTTTGAACTGTGCCGTTTGTCAACGATAGGGTCTGAGTAGTGCCAGAGTTACCAATCGCCACCACGCTTTCGGTGTAGTTGGTGATTGTTGGGTTGTTAATCGTTGGAGTACCGCCCAAGGTGTAAGTTCCAGCAACAGTTCCAGACAATGTTGGGGTTGCTATTGTTGGGCTACTTAAACCAGTAACAGTCAAATAACCCGTAGAAGGGTTAAATTGGAACTTGGTTGAACTTGTGTATTCAGTCGTTAAGTTACCGCTTGTGGCAGATGCAAACAATGGATAACGGGTTGCGTTAGTCGTTGTGTCATCTGTAATCGTTGCGTATGCAAGGGTGTTCCAAGTAGGTGCGCTTGAACCATTCGAGGTTAAAACTTGCCCAGATGTTCCAGCAGAAGTAAATGCGTAAGCAGTACCGCTACCATAGGCAACGCCACCAGCAGTAGGAGTAGCCGTTCCATTTGTACCCCCTTGCGCTATTGCCACTTGACCAATGATGTAGCCAGTATCAATCGACTTGTTAATCGGGTTAATGTATATCTTGCCGTTGCTTGGGTTTGCATACAAACAAACACCCATGTGGACAGCGTAATTTGGTGTGCTTGGCTCGGTCTGGGTTAATGCGCCAGCAGTTGTGGCAGATAGATAAATAGGGCTACCAGCCGTAAATCCGTTGGTATTTAACCCTGTTACTGTGCCTTGGGTAACAATCCATCCGTTTGTATTGTTAGCAATGTCTTGGTTAGCAACGCCAATAACTTGTGAAGTACTGTAAGCATTTGCTTGGGCAAGAATAATGTTGCCAATTTGACCAGTTGCGCCAGAAATATAGACAACTTGACCCTTTGTGATGGTTGAGCCAGTAGAGTTTCTGACTTGTTGTTGTATTTCTTGACCTAAATGCACCGCATTATTGGTCGTGTTGTTGTAGTAACTCAGCGCATAAGCGGTAGAGTCATACCAAACCAAACCTTCAGCGTATGTTGGCGCGGAAGATGGCGTAAAGCCTTCGTAGTTGCTAACAGTTGGGTTGTTTAGCGTAGCACCCGTAGCCAAAGGAATAACTGTTCCAGAACCAGAAGTGCTGTAACTTGTATTCCATGCCGAACCAGTAGAACTTGGAATTCCTACTGCGGGATAGGTCATTGGGCTTGAATTGGTAATAGTTATCGCGCTAGAGCCGTTGTAACTTGTGCCAGATAAGCCAGAACCAATCGTCAAACTAAACAGATTTGAGCCTAAAGACACGCCAGAAATGGTGCTATTGGCTAACTGAGCGTTAGTTATAGTGCCACTTAGGTCTGTCGTTGGAATGGTAGAAGATGCCGTCAAAGCGGTCGTACCAGAGCCTTTTACATAGCCAGTCAGCGTAGTTGCGCCTGTTCCACCATAAGCAACACCGATAGTCGATGCGTTCCAAGTGCCTGCGGTTAGCGTTCCAACACCAGTAATTCCTGTGTATGAGCCAGAAAGGTATGAAGAACCAATAGTTCCAGAGGTAATCTGACTGCCAGAAATGGCAATGTTTGTGTTTGTTACCGAAGTAATTTGTCCACTAGCGTTGGTGACAAAAACTGGCACAGCAGAAGCCGAACCATAAGTGCCAGCAGTACCTACGGGGGTAATGCTGAACTGAAATCCGTTAAGAGTTAACCCAGTACCAGCGGTGTAGTTAGCCGCCGCGCTAAAGTTACTCCATGTCATTGCGGTTGTGCCAAGAGTACCGCCTGGCTGTGCCGTACAGTACCAAGCCGACCCTTGTTGGCCACCATATTCAACAAAAACCAACGCGCTTACATACTGTTGCCAAGTCGTGCAACCCGTTGCGTAAGTCCATGCGCCAGCATTTACTTGATAAATGCCGTTTTCAGCAGAGTTTGTTTGGTTTTTAACCAATACTGTATTGCCAGCAACAACAGCCTTGGTATCAATGGTTTGTGGGCCAGATAGCGTGATGTTTGCAGTAGTAGCGGCAGTAACTGGTGCTTTCCAACTAATTCCAACGGCATAAGACTGCAACGCAAGGTAGTTAACTATGTCGTTAGCGCCCGATGGTTGAGTCGTAATCGTGCCAGTTGTGGTGGAAATACTTGTAAATGCGCCAGATGAAGGCGTAGTCGCACCGATTGTTGTCGAGTCAATCGTGCTATTTGTAATCGTCAACCCAGACTGAACTGGGTTAATGGTTGCAGTAAACGGCTGACCCTGACCAATAAATGTTTGAAAAACTCCGTCAACCGAGAAATACGCTTGAACGGGAAGCAGATTTTGTACTAATGAATTGGCAGGGTTAGCCATAACGCCCCTTTAAGATTGGTCAGCGGCAGGAGTTACATACAAGATGCCAGCAGTTCCAGAATTGGATTTAGCCGTCAAATAGTATGGTGTTGAAGGGGTAGCAATAATCATTGCGCTTGTCATACCAGCAGGCAAAACGAAATCTCCGTTAGTACCATCGGTGGGAAAGACTGGTGCGCCTGGGTCTACTGTCCCCCATCTAACCGCAATAGGAGCCGCGCCCGTATTGAGGAAAGATGTGTAGTTAATCTGGTCGTTGGTGTTGTCATCAATCAAAACTGCCGAGTGAGCGGTAGAAGTGACCGACAACGCTACTGTTAGACCAGCGTTGCGTTGTACTGTTGAGCCAGCCATGATTAAGCCGCGTTAGTAGCGATTGGTGCGCCTTCAACGCGATGCACTTTGATGTAATAAACACCAGCGGCAGGCGTGATTGCAGTAGCCGCGCCAGATGTATTCTGGAACTGTAACTGCAAAGTGTTGTCTGCGGTTGCATCAGCATTGGTAATCGCAACATTGGATGTTTGATTGCCGTTGTACTGAAGAACTGTGCAAATGTCGGTTGCTTTGAGGCCTGGGATTTGGAAAGTCTGCAAAGACTGCACAGAGGCGGTAGTCATCGCAGAAGGGGTCAAAGTGGGGGCCATGATAAATGCCTCTTGGACATTCCCACGGGCTAGGGTGGTAGATGACATGGTTATTCCTTAAAAGAATGAATTGATTGTAGCGTAAAAGCGAAAAAAGCCACCCCTTTTGAGAGTGGCTTCTTCCTTTATTTACTCACAGATTAGGGTAAAAATGTGAGGTCATAGCCGTAGACAAACACATCGCAAGTCGCGGCAATCGTTGTACCCACATTCACATAAATGTTAGTTGGATTAGAGATTGCTGTGTTTGGATTGGTAGCGGCAGAGATTGTCACATAAGGGCCACCCGTGTTGCTAGTTAAAGCCGCGGTGGTCAAAATGGTCGAACCTGTCTGTGCTGGGCCTGTGTACACGCCAACAGTAGCAGTTGCAATAGTGGTGGTAGCACCGCTAGAGTTCAAGCCGTTAGTGATGACAACGCTGGTTGGCACAAATTTGCTTACATCGACAACGACTGACGCTGTATCACCAGCGGCAGACAAGTTGACGGATTGAGCGGAAGCAATCAAACGCAAGGCTTGATTTGTGCCAAGAACTTGTGGGTGATTACTGACTGTGGTTGCTGGTCCTGGATTTGCCATGATTAGGTTTCCTTAAAAAAGAGTTAATGATTAAGCGGCAACACGGCAAGCGAGTTCTGGGTAGAGCGGCGCCCATCCATACAACACATCCAAACGGGTTGGGATTGAGTCGTTATTGATGGTGTACTGACGCACAACACGCATTGACAGACCGATTTCCTTGTCGGAAGCACGACCAGCAAAGTGAACACCCTCTGGCAACTCAAGGTCGGCCACAGCGAGTGTGAACGCATTGCGGTGCATGATGATGTTCTGTGGAGATACCACGCCTGTGCTGTTGAACTGAGTGATAGCGGCAGAAGCAGAAGTGCTAGGAATAGACACGTTCTGGAACTGACCAGCAGTAATCACAGCAGGAGACACAATCACAGAACCAGACGAACCAGAGGCGATAGAAACAGATTGCTTAACAACGAAGTTACGCAACTTGTTCGAGCCGTAGGCTTGGCGGTTTTGTGGGTTGACAGCGTACACACCAGCGATGGTGAAGGTGTCACCAGCGTTGAGGTTCAAAGTACCTGTGTTAGCGGCTGTAACAGTAATAGTGCTAGAAGATGCCCAACCAGAGGTCAGGAAGCCAGTAGCAGTAGTAGTAGCAACAGAGCCAGTCACAGTAGTTGTGCTGTTAGAACCAAAGGTTTGAGCCACGACGTTTTGGTCAAGTTTCCAATTCATCCCGCCGCTGTCGCGCCCCATAAGGCCTTTGCGATATTGCTCGCCAATGGCTTCTTGGGGTACAAAGAGACCTTTCAAACTGTCAACGATAGTTGCAGATGTGAAGGGTTCAACGATACATGAACGACGACCATCGCGTGGTGCGCCTTCAGAATCGAGGTACGCGCCAGCGGTCAAATAGGTAATCAAACCTGTGGGTGGTGTACCAGCAGTACCAACAATGTTGGCGGTCTGCAAAGTAGCCATAGCCAAACCATCACGGTCAATTTTGTTGGCAATAGCGGCAACAGCGGGCTTCAACACGCGGTCGCTAAACATGTCCAAAGACAATGCCAAATCTTGCGTGGTGAACTGAGTGTCTACGTGAAACTGAGTTGACAAAGTAACAGGGACAGAAGTCTCGTTAAAGTCCTCAACATTTAACGCAGGACCCGTAGTGCCAATAAAACGGCCAGGTTTGCGGACATTGACTGTGTTACCAATCTTTGCGCCCACGACGGCAAATTGGTCATCGTAATTTCTATCGACTTCAGATGTGAAAGTCAACTCGTTTTCCAAAACCATCAATGCTTCATTGGTGATTTTCGATATGGTCAATAAATTATTAGCCATTTCATTTCCTTAAAAAGTTTAAAAAAGATTAGGTTTAGCGAATCTTTCCAGCCTTGCGAGCCTCTTTCCATGCTTGGAATGTTCCATGCCACTCACCATTGGTGGATAGCGGTACATCAGCAGGGCTAGACCCTCTCAGCGGTTGGATTGGCGCTGGTGCTTTACTACGAACAATCGGTGGCTGTGGCGCTGTTTCCTTTGCCTCAAACCTTGCTTCAAGTTTTCCTATCTCTCTTAACGCTTGTTTAGGAGACAACCCTGCAATCTTCTTTGCTACATCGTCATTCTCAGCCAGATGATAGAGGATTTGTGGCCCTACATCGCTCTCAAGAATCGCGTCTCGAATGTCATCATTTACGACCACATCACTAGACGCTACTATGTCATCAAAGTCAGGCAATACTTCCTTGGCTTTTTGCACCTTATTAGCCCATTGGTCAATGACCTTTTGGCGTTCTTGTGCCTGTTTTGCCTCGGCTTCTTGCCGTTTCATTTCATCAATACGCTTGTCTGCTGTGTACTCTGCTAGAGCCTTCGCATATTCAAACGCATCGTTGAACTGGCTAGGTTGTGGCTCTTCATCAACTTTAGGCGCTTGTGGCGCTGACTGTTTCTCAAGTGCCGCTAAACGGGCTTCTAAGGTTTCCCTCGCTTCACGCTCTCGTTGCGCTTCTTGTCGCGCTTGTTCGCGTTGCTTAGTTATCTCAGAAAATCGTCTTTCGAGTTTCGGATTCGCTTTAGGCTTTTCCTCTTGCTCTTTTTCCTCGATTTCTGGTTCACTCCGTTCCTCCACCACTTCGGTTGGCTCTGTTTGAACAGCCTCAACTTCGGGTTGGTCGGCTAAACCTAATCTATTTGCATAAAACTCTGCCGAGTTCTCGCTCGTCAAAACTTGACTTGCTTCTTTTTCAGACATTACGTGTCCCTACGGATTTACCCAGTTAACCTAACTGGTAAGGTTTGGTGGCAAATTTACCACTTTATTGTTGCTGTGTCAAAGGATTAGCCCCTTGACTAATATCTTCTTCTGCAAAACGCATAGCGCCCATTTGCTCGGCATTTCGTTTGTCAATCTCAGCGTTGAGCCTTGCCGTGTCCATGTGGTGCAACAGCAAGTCGGTAATCGCTTCAATCTCAATCTTGTTCTGCGAGGTAATGGCGCGAGTGTTCTGGTCGTTGACCTTGACCTCTGCCATTGTTTCGGTGTTGTGTGCCTTGGCGGTCTGGCGTAGCAATTCGCGCTTGGTTTCGTTGTCTTGCTTGACTTGCTCAATGTCACCACGCTGTTTGATAAGAATCTGCATGGCTTCCATCTGCTGTTGCATATCAGCGACTTGTTTCTTAGCCGCCATGATTTGCATTTGCACTTGAGGAGGAATGTCAGATTTCTCATCAATTTGGGACATGGGATTGAGCGCGGCAAGGCGGTCAGCGATTACATCAGCGCCTGGGAAATCCATATTGCGGAACACCAAGTCACCCGCCACATTGAATAGTTCTGGTTTGGCAAGTAGAGGCATCATGGCATCTACGGCTTCTTGGCGCTTGCTGTTGTAGCCTGGGCCTGTTTCCATCACCACATCGTATTGACCGATGGATGTGTCGTTCAAGATATTCCCTACGGCATCGCGTTGGTTAATGCTCAACATATCTGGCTTGCCATCTTCTCCAATAATCCGCAGAACACGCGAGGTGTCGTAAACCTTGGGGATTAAATCCAAAATAATCTTGCCCACATGAGAGATTGAGCGGGTCAGATTGTCGTAATAGTCATAGTTGGTCAGGTCGACTTGCTGTTGTTGGCCATTCAACGCCTTGCCAGAGATATTGCCTTGGCCGAGTTGGGCAGGGTCAAAAATGCCCATGATGGCTTTTATGTCATCTGACACCATACCAGCCGCCGCCATAGTTCCAGCAGGAGGTGGCTCTGGTTGCAGGCGTTGTGGAGGTGGCGCTGTACGACCCTCAATGTCTGTCTGCTTGTAGCGCAACAGAGGAAAAGACTTGATGTTGGCTTGCGCCCAATCGTTCTCATGTCCTTCGTCTTGACCCTCTGCCATAACCCACTTGGCTTTCGGTGCAAGAGCAATGGATTCGGTGATAGAAGTCTGCCAGAAGTTATACATTCTCTGGCTATCTTTGGCGTAGCGCACCATGCCAAACTTCTTACGCTTGTCACCGATAACCACATGACGGCCATAGACGGGAATGATAGGGATGTAACGGCTTGGCCAATCGCGTTCTTCGATAACCTCAATAGCGGTTAGTTTCTTGTATTTGATGGTCTTTTTGTACGATTCGCGTGTGTCAATAACTGTGATGCCTGCCATAGAAAGGCGGTTAAAAAAGTCTTTGTCATCAGCAAAGGTGCTAGAGCCATCGCTTAATAAGTAGAGTTTTGCCTTCTCGCGTACTGTGTAGTAATACTCGGCTAGGCGTATATCTTCTTTGGTAATCCATTCCGACTGACTGTCACCCGTACCGCGTTGGGTAAAAGAAGTGCCGTCATCATTAGATGGATAAAGCGACCTAAACACCTCTTTGCTCATCATTGTGGTGATTAAGCATTTCTCGGCATCCGAGCCGTCAGGAAGGATTGAGTTGGGGTCGAAGTAAACAGTAAACGGGTTGTCTACTGGGTCGATGTAGATTTCTTGGTCGAATGAATCTTCGCTCACATAGTCTGTACGGACACGCATAAAGCCCCAACCCATGCGAACGGCATAGTCAAAGGCGTTGTCATAGGCGTGGTCTGCGTTGCTGTTAACCTCAATGTGGCGAATAATGCCTTGAATGTCTTGGGCTTCCACCATCTGTTCATGCGTATTGGTTGCGTGAACCTTGATGCGTGGGCGTTGCTGGCGCTGTTGGTTGGCAACTTGACGGCAATAGCCATCTAGTTTGTTGATGGTCAGAACTGGGCGTGATTCGAGATTACGACTGTTTTGGAGTTCGACTGGCCATTGGTCGCCAGAGACAAACTTTAAATCTTCTAGCGCCTCTTGGCGGTTCATCGTGTCTGCGTCATTGCAGAACTTGAGGAACTGTATCGCCTCGGTAATTACTGGGTCAAAGTCATCCATATTTATCCCATCCAGCCGAGAGGCTGACCATAGTTTTGATTCTGAACCTTACGCCTTGGCTTGGGTTCGTTAATCATCAATCCGATGTACCTAAAGGCATCAGCGCCATGACTGTATTGGTCGTGTAGCGGTTGACGGCTAAATTGCCCCGTTTCTGGGTCTACATCGTAACGATAATGTCTAAGGCATTGTAGACCATCGTAACAATTTTCTCTATCAAACCAACAATTTCTGAATATAGTTCGTGCCGCATTTATCGAATCCGCAATAGGTGTTCTCTCAATAATCCGTGTTTTGTAGCCTGCCGCCCTAACGATTTCCTCGATGGACTTGCCGTTGCTTGCCAAAGTTTTGTTTTGTGCATCATGTGGCAACCAGAGCGTGTCATACATATACCCGTAGGTTTGCATGAGCGCAAGGTAATGGCTTATGGTCTTTTGGCTATCTTCGTGGTAACGGATTAGACGGGTTTCCATGCCCACAAACTGCAAGAACCATATCGCTGTGCTATCTGCCCACCCAAGGTCAAAGATGGCATGAACTGGCTTTGTAGGGTCGTAGGGGACTTTGGTTATGCGCCCATCTAATTCTGCTACTTGCATTTCATTGGCAAAGATAGCGCCATCGACTGTCAGACGGCATAAGCCTTCCCAGACTGTTTGGTAGGCGCTTGGGTCACGGCTCTTGAGCGCGTCTTTCTCTAGCGCCAACACTTCTGGAAACCAAGGGTTGTCGTTCCAGTTAATCTTTTGGACTATTGCGTGTTCTGGTGGCCTGACAACGAATCTTTGATAAGTCTCGTCTGTCTCCAACTCTGGGTTGAAGGTAATCCATATCTCAGAGCCTTCCTTACGGATGGTTGGGATTAGCGTGTTCCAACTGTGACGGCTAACTGTCTGGGCTTCTTCCACCCAACAGTAATCAACACCTTCATAAGATTTGACATTTGCCACATTGTTCTTTAGCCCCACAAAGGCGAACTCTGTGCCGTTCTTGCCACGGATGGCGCTCTGGGTTATCTCGTAAAAGCCTTCCAATCCCATTAGGGTTATCTGGTCGCACAGTAACTTGTGGACAGAATCCTTGATTGAGGTCTGATACTCACGGGCGCACAAGACGCGAATCTGGCTTTTAGCGCCTAGAACTAACAAGGCTTTTGCCGCTGAGTGGCTCTTACCAGCACCGCGACCCCCGTAATAGACTTTGTAACGCGCCTTGTCAAACAGGCTTGCCATCTTTACGGGAAACTGAGCATTACTCTCCATTAGGCTTTACAAAAGTCACATTAATGCCCGTCACCAGAGGCGCACCATCAGCACCCGTTATCTCGGTCTTTGTGCTTTCTCTGTACTTCTTGGGAAATCGTGCCGCCATTGAGCGAGACCAGATTGAGGAGTTAAGTTTGTCTCCTTCTTTGCTCTCAATCATCATATTCTGAGCGATGTTCTCCCACCAATCGAGTTCATATTCCTTCGCTTCATCCAAGGCGTGCCGAAATTCCTCATGCGCGTCTTTCCATGAGAATAAAGTTCTAGTTCCTATGCCTAGACTTGCGGCAATTTGTTCTATCGACTTACCTAGTTTTCCTAATTCTATTACCTTTTCGCAATAGATTGGGTCATATAGGGAAGGTCGACCAACTGGGCGTTTTTCTTCTGTCATTTCTTTGCGGTCTTAGCCGACTCTTTAAATGCTTTAGCCGTAGGTGCGCCCTTTGAGCCGACTGTTCTCATCTTCTCTACGGGCTTGCCTTCTGCCTTCTCACGCTTAATGCGCTCTTGTTTGGCATGGATGTTTGCGTATAAACCTTGTTTCATCAGCAATTCCAGTTCTTTAGTGATGCCTTGGCTCGCT